TCACTAGTAGTACCATCGTGTGTGTGGCCTGTGCTAGCGTTAAAGGCTGCTTCTACAGCGTTAAACTCGTTGTCTAGATCATCAGCATCAATAACATTACCGTTAGATATGTTATTTGCTGTATCTGCTCTTACGTAACCTGTACCCATAAGATTTCCTTACTGTCTGTCATCTGTAGCAAACTCGAAGATTGCTGTATCTAATAAAAATGAAGCATCAGAACTATTGTCTTCGATGCGGATTGCTACAGTTTCACCTGACCCTATAACCTGATTGATGTAGCTTTGCGTTCTTGGTGCGCCGTATGTAGCACTTCCAAATAGAGAAGTATTATCACCATATATACCAGTACCACCACCTGCTTGTATTACGTTAAAAGTAGGAGGCTGTATGTAACCTGCACGTCCTTGGTTAAACTTTATACCTGCCTCAATATTAATGCTACCAAAAGGTTTAATATACATATCTAACTTGTAGAAAGTTTTACGTATCTGTGGATCATTAATAGGCATATAAGGTGATTCATATATAGCGTCAATGTTCTCACCATCTAAGCTAGTACCATTATCCATATTGTATACGTAGCCATCATTATTAGCAAATACACGATACTCATCTTCACCAATAAACTGAGAGTCAGCTATGTATACTTTAAACCCTTTTAGTTCTGCCCACTGAAAGCCTTGCCCACCTTGATCAACAAACTTAGTGCCTAGCACACCCTTAGCTATCTTAGATTGTTCACCTGCTACATAAGCGAATAAGCGATACTGAGCTTTACCACGAATGACTATACTAGCAAAACTTGATGCATAATCTTGTAGTTTATTTACTGTAGGTCTAATGTTCTTAGATGCAACATCAATACCGAAGTCACCGATGCGATCTGTTGAGCTTAGTGTACGTAACCCATCAGGGCCAAGGAACATAACATCAGCGCCAACCTCTTGTATAGTATCAGCGCTTAAACAGCCTAAGTCTTCAGTAACAGCGCTCATTGTAAAGTCTGCTGCGCTTGTACCTGTGATACGCATAATCTTATCTACTGCAAAAACGATAAGCTGATCACGAAAGACAATCAAACCAGTTATTTCTGATCCGATGCTAATACTACCTGCACCGTTAGCTGGGTCTAGATCGTCTGCACTGTATGGCGCTGTAAAGACTAACTCTGTGCCTACACCAAAGAAGAGAGTACTCTTAAACAAGCATACGTGGCTAGCACCTTCTACTGCATCATTAGTTGCTGATGTAGTAAGGTATGTTAGTGTACCTGCTGTACGATCAAAGTAAGCAGGGAAGTTAACACCATCAACAAAACAAATCTGGTAAGCATTATTAAAGTTATAACGTGCCTGTCTAGCTTTACTAAAGTTAGTATTAGGTGCTGTAGCTAAAGTTGTCCAGGTAGGTGAAACATCTGTAGCATCTGTTAAGTAGTAAACCCCACTACGTGCAGCAATTACTTTTTCATTAGTGTCTTCTTGTACAATAGCTAATGCTTGTACTGGACCGCTACCTGATAAAGCTGTATCAATAAACTTTGTATATCCTGCTACCTTGCGGTAACCACCGTCTAGTGATGGCTCAAAGTTCTGCAGTTGGTATGCTGAACCTACATTGTTTATACCTTGTTGTAGAGGACTGATGTTAGTAATCAACCCTCCAGTAAAAGGTACAGGGAATGTTTGCCACTGTGTAGCCATTATTATGATACTCTTAAGCTAGAGGCAGTACGAGTAAGAACTGTGGAACGTACATAGTCGTAGCGGTTAATGTAAAGACTACGCATGTACTTAATACCTTGCTCAAACTTACCTTGTGCAATCTGTGATGCTTGTGTGTCAGCACGGAACTGATATGCATAGAACATAGCACCGTCTACAATAATATGCTTAAACTCTAAAGGTACACTTGGTACATCATCATATAGCTCAAGTGACACAGGATTGCGATAATATTCGTAGATTAACTCATAAGCTTTGTCTGGGGTAGGTATAACAATAAACTCTTGACTAGGTGCACGTATAATATGACGTGGTACAGTTTGCATGTCACTACCAGAGTTATACTCATAATCTACATATTTGTCAAGGTATTCTTGATAATCCATCAATTTTAATTTAGTTGTACCTACATTTAGTGTATCATCCTTCTTAATACGAAAACTATTCATGTCTATTGTTTTAGCATCTGAAGGGTAACCGTACCTTGTAGTACCTGCTGTAAGAGTCTCTTCTTCTTCTACGTGATTCCAAGGCCAGTTAGACTCTTCATGATTGATGTGCCTTAAGGAAGCATTAACAGCATCCTTAGCCGTACTATAAAAACCTGTAGCTGTAGCAAAGTTAGAACTAGTAAGCTCTACTTCATTAAGCCTACGATTAACCTCGTTTACTAATCCTAGAAAGTTATAAGCCATTATTTATTCCTTACACGTAGTCTTACAGTACGTTCTACAACAAGGCCATTCGTATCTGTTATCTGACAAGTAAATTTATATAGTTTATTATTTGTTCCAGAACCTATATAAGCAGTGACTACCGTGTTTGTACTTGTAGAAGACACTAACTGTATCCCATTAACAAGAGGCCCAGAGTCTGTTAATTCTGTCTTTACTCCATCAGCATCATCAACAAACCAAGTAAAGCTTGATATAGTTGCAGAACCAAGAAAGCGTGACCAATCTATACTATAGTCTAGTATTTCATCAGGGTCTTTGTTAGGCCATTTTAATGACATAGTGTTTTTCCTTTATGCTGCTCTAGCAAAAACAGTTCTATAGTTAGATGGTTGAGATTCTATATATACCGTTCTATTTTCACCTACAGACACATAAGCTACCCTAGTTGTATTAGGTGTAGTTTCTTTTGTGTAAACGGTACGTAGTCTACTATAATTCTCTTTTATTGCTTCGTAGTCAAATTGTACAGTAATGACTGTTTCATCACCTACAGTAAACGTACCCAGTACACCAAGCGGTATTACATCAGCAGGTGCTATAACAATTACAGTATCTACTGCAGTAGTACCTGATACACCTTTGTCAGCTAAGTTAACAGATGCATCTGCAACTATTGTAAGCTGATCTACTGTACCTATAAGTTCTACACTGTCAAGTAGTACAATTGCAGGAGCTACAATAGTTACACTGTTTGTTGCACTTGTACCTTCTACACCTGTAACAGCTATGACAGCTTCAGCATCAACGACAATCTCATCGCCTGTCACTAGAGGGTCATCCGTAATGATGTCACCCTCTACGCCTGTAAGCATTGTTACGGCTTTAGCTACTACTGTTGCATCGTCTATAGCACCCGTAGCTGATACGCTGTTTGGTGTAAATACTACACCTGTACCGCCTGTGGCTGTAACTGTGTTTGCTGTACCCGTAGCTGCTACACTGCTTGGTATATGTACTGCTTCAGCTTGTAAAGTAGGTGCACCGATAGCACCGTCAGCTTGTACACCTGTTTGTATAACTCTAACAATAGAACGTACTTCTACAGTGTTAGTTGCACCTGTACCTTGTACACCAGTAAGTGTAACAGTAGGGCTGGCCTGTTCATAGCTTTCACCAAAGGTAGCTACGGAGAAAGGATTCTGTGAAAAGGCCATTAGTTATTCCTTAAGCTGCTTCGTCTTTCTCTAAAGACTGTTTTAGCATTCCCATAAAGGCATCACGCCCTACAGATAACTGATCTAAGTTAAAGCGAGCAGAGCCAATCTTTTGATCTAGTGAGGCAACATGGTTGACCAGCACCTTCTGTTCATCTGTAAGTTGATCTTCTGTGTATTCTTTATCGTCAATAGTAATAGTAGCCTTTTTTTCTTTAGCCATTTTTACTCTCCTTTGTTTAAGTTAATTATGCAGCAGCGTCTACGGATAGTACGCCGTACCATGTTGTGCCGCCATCTCTTGTCCAGAAAACGTAAATATCAGTCTCACCACTTGCAGGTGCATCTGGGGCTGTACCACCCGCCCAATCTACAGAGGTAGGCCAAGTGACTGTCCCGCCGTTGCCTGTGAGTTGTAGGACGAAACCAGTAGACCATCCGCTACTTACACTATTAAATGTAAACGTAGTATTGCCTGTCATCGTTAAGCTAAATGCTTGGGCGGTGTCGCAGTTTACTGTTACAGATGTGCCTGTAAGACCATCAAAATCTTCGTAGTTTACAGCATAGTTGTACAAGGGTTTGTTAACATTTGTATACGCAGTCGCACATGTAAAATTAGTACTGTTCCCCGCATTTATATAAATAACGTTATCCGCAAAGGCAATGCGAGTATCAGTATCACCTTCATGGTAAATATTATCTGCAACATAAATATTATCTACAGCATTGAGATCGCCGTCTATGTTTACACCAGTGCTAGTCGTTTGGAGCTTGGATGTACCGCTGTAATATAAACCAACAGCCCCAAGATTTGTCATTTTCATGAATGCACTGTTATTAACATCATCAAAAAGATAACTTGTGCTTGAGTTGTCATGCATAAACACAACCCGACCACCAATGCTGTACCCCTCGTAACCAGTATGCGCACCACCATCAATCTGGATAGAGCCATAGTCACCAGAGACAGGTTGGAAGTAGCCGTTGCCTGTGTCGCCTAGACGTACACCTGTAGAGTTTACTGTGACTTCACCATGACCAGCAGTTACTACACTAATAGTATTATCTTGGAAGTGTATGTAAGTATCACTGTCACCTTCGTGGGAAATTACATCTGCAACATAAATATTATCTACAGCGTTTAGGTTGCCGTTGATGTTTAACCCTGCAAACGAGGGGCTGTCACCCGTGCCTAACCCTAGTGAGTTCTTAAAGCCTGTCGCATTGTTTTTGCGTAGGTAGTTGTCACCCGATGAATAGAATACGGTATCGGCATCTCGTTGGTATGCCGTGTGCCACATATTGAGATAAGAGCAAATGCCATAGTTCATGTAAAGATGGCCAGAACTGGTTCTAACGGCCACTGTATTTGCACCATAGCTTGTGTCTGTTTGATAGCCATCCAATAAGTCAGCATCTAAACCAGAACCAGAGCCGTCATTTGAACTATCCCATATCTTAGCCCAAGCATCATAGTCAGTATTCCAACCCGTGCGATACCAAAGACTGTTACCTTCTGATCCATTGTGCGGGGCATAAAGTTGGAACTTAGATGCACCAGACTTACCAAAACTTAAAGCTGTACCATAACCATACGCAGAACTAGGTCTGTTAGAGCCACTGTGGGCATATACAGTATTCCAACTTGCTTCTGTTCCATCAACGTAATCATTCCAGTTTTGGCTGGTAATATTGCCACCTTCTTGCAGGATAGTGGCATTTGTTGGGTGATAATAACTACCCTGTTGACCATCTAATGTATCAGCATCTAAGCCACTGCCAGAGCCGTCATTGCCAGCATGCCAGACTGTGTTGCCGTTGATATTTACGTTGTTATTATTGCCAACTTTAAGTTCAATACTGTTCCAATCTAAAGCGTCGTTCCAGTTCCCAATGTAGAGTGTCTGCGTGTTGTCATTTGTAGGTCTGATGTAAGTAGTGCTACGCTGACTATCTATGCCATAGCCAGTATAAAAAATATTTGTAGTTTCAGTACCGCTGATGACCTTTATGCCGTTATCGTTATCAACTGTAAGCATACCTGTCGTGGTATCATTAGTATCACTACGCAAGAACTGTGTGCTGTCTAAGCTATCAAGTGTATTGGCATTAGATGCTGTACCCGTAAGATTAGCAGTAATAGTACCTGCACTAAAGTTACCTGATGCATCACGAGCTACAACTTTAGATGCTGTATTGTTTGGTGTAGCATCTACGCCAATCGTAAGAGCAGCACCTTCGGAACCTGCAGCACCACCTGTAATGTAGTTGCCTGAAGCTACAGACTGAACATAGTTACCTGTAGTATCTGTGCTTAGTGCTACAGAGTTTGCAGCAATAGTAGTTGCAATAGTTGCGTTACCTGAACCGTCTACACCTGTAACACTACCAGTGACATCACCTGTCAAACTGATAGTACGACCTGTTTCCCAAGCTGTTGCAGTAGCTGCATTACCTGTTGTGTCTTGGTTACCTGTAGTGTTAACACCTGGTAAGTTAATACTTGCTGTACCATCAAATGATACACCGCCAATGTTACGAGCAGTCTCAAGG